ATTTAACTTTTTGGACGTTTGTGACAATATTTTTAGTATTTGAAGTAAATGCAGTATCTACTTTAATAGTATTGGCATTTACAAAAGTAACAGTTTTAGTCTCATCAAAATACAGATTAATTGTTACATTAGTTGCAGTAACACCAATTGTATTTTGAGTAATTAGATATTTACTATTTGATAAACTTAATACCGTTTCTGTATTACCAGTTGACAGATAGATAATATCACCATCTTGGATATCATTAATAAAGTTACTATTATTACCAAATACTGTATTTGATCCAGAATTAACATTTACTGTATTTGCAACATGACGATATACACCAGTAAATATTACAACATCTCCAACATTGACATAATTCATTAAGTTGGCAGTTGTATTTGTAGTTGCATTAGCACCATATACAATATTGAATGTTGTGGGTAATGCTTTTACTGTTATGTATTGATTTACTTCATCTGGTGTAACTATTTCAGTATTATTATCAATTCTTGTAACAAATGTTTTTGTACCTAATGGATGAACAATATCTTGTAATGGTTTCTTAAATTTATTGTAGTCTGTCTGTGAACTAATTACATATGAAAAATTGTGATATTTGTTACCGTCTTGCATAACTTTATCTGCACTCAAGTGACCGTCAGTATTCAAATAGATACCCGGATAACGAATTAAACCATTCTCAAAACCTGCAGTTGCTTTAGCACGACCATCACCATAAACTAATACACTACCAGAAACTACATTACCGGTAACTCCACCATCATCTGAAATGATTTTTTTAGTTTTATCAAAAGTTCCTTTATAATTAAATAGTCTAATGAATCCGGTATTTTGATCAAATTCATCAACATAAGCTGAAAATGTTGTTGATATATTACTTGTTCCCTGATACACTCTTGTATTGGAAACAAATAACTGTCCTTCAGTAACATTTGATAAACTTAAATCCATATTTCTTAAAGATATGATTGGCGCTTCAACATAATCATATCCATAACTAACAATACGAATTGAAGATATTGCACCAATTCTTGAGGTTGTTAATGAATATATTTCACCATCTCCCAATACTTCACTCACGTAAACATTAGCATTTGCACCAGAAGTTGTGTTTATTGTAATCGTAGGTAATGCATCTCTTCTATAACCTTCACCACCTAATGTATATGCATTTGATGAATGATTGTTAATTGTTACTGTTTTAATACCAGTATTACCTGAATGAATAGCACTAACATATGCATTAGCACCATATCCAGAACCACCAAGAAAGTTTAATGTTTGTCCAACCGCATATCCATTACCACCATTACCAATTATAATTCTACCTAATGAACCAATTTTATATAAATCATTTCTTACAATTTTATATACAGTAACACCAGAAATATCATTTTTAAAATTTTCAGCAAATGAAATTGTGTGAGTAGTAACTCCAGTAATTTCATAGATATCTTCCATCTTATTTTGGATGTATAATCTTACATAATTACCAACTTCAAATGAATCAGTTAAATCCTGTGTTGCATCTGTTATTATGTTTGTATCTTTAACAATAAAACATGAAGTTATTATCATGATATCTTCATAACTTTCATTATAAAAACTATACGTATCAAGTGTTGGTCTTGCTCTATATCCACCACCGCCTTGATCTAATTCAATAAACGATAATGGATAAACATTAAAAGATTGATATGTGCCGATATTACCAATTGTAATAGCATTGGCAACATTTATATTTGCGTATTGTCCATGAAGAGTTTCAATGGATGTATTGCGAACATTTACTTTACGAACAATTGATTTATCAACTAAATTGATAAATGCCTTTGCTTCTGCACCATATGGAGCATTTTCAAATCCTCCTTTAAAATCTAAGGTAGTTACATAATCATCATATAATGAAGATATTTCACTTTCTTTTCTAAATCCAAAACCAGGATTAGTTAAAAGAATATCAGTAACAGAACCTTTTGTTGTGTTACCAACATATGCCAAAGCACCTACTGGATTATTTGCAGAAGGATTTAAACCACCAACAATAGTAACTGGATCACCATCATAGTCAATATCTGGATCATAACCATTATAGTAAAGACCTCTATTTTTAGAATCAATTTTAATTTCTGATAACGCACCAATTAGACGACCTGATACAGTTACATCAACAACACCATTATTGTATGTTGCATCTACAGTTTCACCAGTCTCAAATAATCTTTCGACATTTGAAACATAAATTTCAATATATGAAATGCCTAATTGCCGATCAATAGATTCAATGACTTTTTCTACTACGGCAGTTGCTTTAGATATTCTACCTGTTATTTTTGTTTTTTCAATATTAAAGATATTGTTATCATCTGTATCAATTCTAAGTGCCAATGGCAATACCCATTTACCATCGGAAGTTTTTATTATATCTTCTTTAGGATAGTAAATGTCTATATTTTCATTATATAAAGCACGGAATAGAAACTTAACTGAATCTGGTGTACCGTTAGATTTATAAAATGTTGTAATTAATTTTAAGAATAATTTTTTATCTGCCAATATATTATTTGGAAAATATGGCATTAAATCTCGTTTTAATAATTCTAAGTAATCGGCATCTGCATTATCTAAATCAATAGAATTTTTAAGCGCAGTTAATTCATAACTTATTTGGTTATTTGTTTCTAACCATTCGTAGTATTTTTTAAGAAAAGTTACAAATACAGGATGTTCAGACCGAACAAATTCTGGTAATTGTTTTTCTACTAGTATAGATGTTAAAACTTGATCCATTAGACGATCACTGTCTTAACAACAATACTGGTTGGATCTTGGTCATCTAATACTAACATTTTATTTAAACTTGATTGAATAACACTACTCATAGGTTTAATATGTATCATAATATCACCAAAATCATTATTAACTGCGATAGGATTAAAGTTATTAATATATATTTTACCTAGTTTGTAATCAATTGTTCCAGTAACGCCATTATTTCTATTGTTATTAATAATAATTTTGGTACTCTGACTACTAATCTCGTCAGTCTTGTAGTATGAGATTCTTATTTGTCCATATCTACCTTGAAGAACTGCAAGACCCTCTCCTAATTGCCCACCGCCTCCTGTAATCTGAACTGCTGCAGTTGTATAACCAATACCCGGTGTTAATACTGTAATTGATGCTATCTTACCATTAACAATAGTTGCAGATGCCGTTGCACCCGCACCATCACCAACAATAGTAACAGTTGGTGTAGATATATAATTAATACCTGGATTAGATACTGTAATAGATTCCAAACCAGTATATGATGATGGAACTTCCTCAAAGAAACATTGTCTATTTATTCCACTTTCATCAGCAACAGTAAAATCTGGTGATGAATAGAAATTATCATTTGTTGTTCCTCTGGTTAATTCAAATCCAAAATCTAAAATATAATTGTCTGAATTAATTAAATCTGGTCTAAATTTCTTTGCAACAAATAATGTTGCTTCATTAGAAACAATTGATCTATCATAAGCATCAACGCTTGTTTCCATACCAGAGAAATTAAAATAACTATTAAACTTGTTTAGATTAGTTGCACAATAATTACTAATTAATGTTTTAATATTTTCCACTAATACACTTTGTTGTGTATTTAATTTTGCTTTATTAAAATAAACTTTTGATATTACTTTAAGATAATTATAATCAACATCTACAATTTCCGGTGTAACAGTCAACATACTGATGGGTTTCAATATGTTATTTTTTACATAATCTTTTTCTGTTTGTGATACTTCAAAACCTAATTTTGGTTTTGCGGATACAAATACTTTACCGTAAACTGGTGGATTGTTTTCTTCTCCACCCCAAACATTAACTGCTTCAAATTGTGGATATTTTTGTTGGATTAATCTGATATAATCGTTCTTTGTTACTGCACGATTTTGTGCTAATAGACTTAATGGTGCACCAAACTTAATCTCATCAACGGTTTCCCTACTTTGACCACCAGATGCTTTTGATACTGGACTAATAGAAAATTGAGAATAACCGCCAACTGGAGATGTTGCAATAAAATTGTTGGCATAATTTGCCAATGAACCGTGTGTAATCAAATAGTCGGTTTTTATTACTGCGCCATCTGGAACACCTTTACTAATTACATTATCGCCAAAGTAAATATCATATTTACCGTTATAACCTTCTTGTAAAAAGTAAACCTCAGAATTTGCGGTAATATTTAAATCATTTTCCGATCTATCATAAACAACAACGGTGGTATTTGAAACTGATTGTTGAACACTCACTACCAATGTAGTTGTATCTATGTTACTATCATTTAAAGTAAAAATCTGTTTTGGATTTGAACTTACACTATTTACTGTTTCGTATGATGCTAACTGACCTTCATAAATTGGTATATTTTGAAATACAAAATTATAACCAACTTTATCAACCGAATATGCATCTAATGTAATAAATTTATATGTTGTGCCGTCAATCTGTTCTGAGAAAAATACATAACCTTTTGGTATGAGTAAAGAACCTGGTGTTGTATCTGCCGATGCAATAGTTATATTAACAATTGCTCTTGGTGCTGTAGCTGATCTTGGAACATAATTTAATTTTTTAGCATGAGAAACAACAGAACTTCTAAGTAATGCAGTATCTAAAAATGATTCGTTTGCAATCATATTTAAATAATATGCATTATAGTGTGTATTATATGCCAATACATCTAAAAGAATATTAAGACCTGACCCTTCAAAATCATAATCTTGAAATTGAGTTTGTTGTCTTAAAAAATCTCTTAAATTGGATTTTATTTGGTCAAAATCTAATTCAGTAACTTGGAGTCTATCTGCCATTTTATCTTTCTCTTGCTAAGAAAAATTCTATTTGAACGGGTTCTTGTTTATTCACAGTTGTAAATGTCATACTAACAGTAAATCTATTATTATCATAATCTGGAGTCACTTGAATATCTTGTATACTGACCCGTGGTTCAAAATTTATAATTGTCTGTTTTATCTCTTTTTGTAAAATACTTGCACTAATTGAATCCATATTCTCAAATAACATTTTCCTGACATTTGAACCAATCTCAGGATGAAAAGGTTTTTCAAAATGGTTTAACAAAATTAGATTCTTTACTGAATTTACAATTGCACTCATATCCGTCAAAATATTAATGTCTTTTTTGATTGGATGAGCAATGAAATTTAAATCTAAATCTCTATATCTATTTTTATTACTATTGTTATATGCGATTGCCATTTAGTATTTATCTGTTATTTTAAGATGAAAGTAATTTTTCTTTATATAAATCTGTACCAATATAATTGTTAATCAAATAAGTTTGTGTATTTCCAACTGATCCCAAACGATTTACCAACATGTAATCATTAAGAATATTCATTGAATTGCCAAAAACAGTAAAATCATGAGTTCTTCTATCCCACAATAAATTATTTGCAGTAAGTGCATGTGCATATAATGCATCTACACCAACTGAAGATAAGTTAGAATATACATTACTATATCCAGTATCAGGATCAACTGATGTTCGTTTTGAATTTTGTAAGGTAATAATATCATTCGTTATAACTGCAGTATTAGAAGTAATTTCATCATTTACAAATAAACTGGTCATGCATCCTAACAACGGTAAAGCATTTGCAGAACCATCAATGTTATGGACTAATAATATTGTAGTTTGTCCAAGACTCATTATTTTAACATGATCGGGTATATTAGTACCTGCTGTTCCTAAAGATGTTGTTAATCCCGATATATTTGAAGTGTGTTTTTTAAAATAATTTATTGTATTTGTGCTGAAAGTATTATATAAAGAATTTGTTGCATTACCTGTTGCTGAATTATTATCCCAAACTTCAATACTATTAATTAAACTTTTCATTGAATTTACTTGTGTTTGTAGACTTGCAACTACATTTACTGTTGGATCTCTGTAATAATCTGTTAAATTAGTTGGTCCATTTCTCACTAATTCTTTTTGCCATTCTTTTAAACCAAAAGGTGAGTTATTTAAAGTTTCTTTTGTTTCATTCGTCAATTCAATAGAATTACCAAACTTTGTATTATCAAAATTTATTTGTAATTTACTAATAATTGATGTTGTCATAATAATTTCCTTTATAAATTAAGCAAAAGTACCAACCATACTAGGCGTTGGTATACCTGTTGTTGGAGTTGCAGGATGAACATGTAGATTATGTTCTACTCGTATACCTGCCATTGATCCCATTGCATCTCTAACATATCCACCAACAACTATTCCACTAAGAACTAATGGTGCAAGCACAGATGTTGCTGATGAAATAGGTAATACCGCAGAAATTGTACCTGTACCTATATAATGTCCTAACATTCCAGTAAGAGGACTTCCCATATTTCTAATTGTACCTGGAATTGCAACACCATCTACACCAATTGTTATTCCGCCATATTTAGTAACAAAACCACCAGGACTACCCGAAAGATTACCAGTAGGATCAACAATAGGAACAACAGATGTACCTGAAGTAATGATGCCGTCAGCATTAATCTGTCCTGTAGAAACAACAGATTTAGAAGTTAACCCACCATTGATATTAACATCAGCTTCAATCTGCATACTTACTGGCGCATTTATTGCCACTGTAGAAGCTGGATTTAATATACCACCGGCAGTTATTCTAGTATCACCTGATGAATTTAATATAGTAGTACCTTTAACAATCTGAGTAAAATCACCACCAACTTCCATTGTAAAATCTTTTGCAACTTTCATTGTTAAATCTTTTTGGCAATCAATAATTGCATCACCAATAACAGTTATCTTACACAATCCAGAAACATATATTTGATTATCACCAATGACAATTTCATAATTATCACCAAAAACTTTATTTACTCTTTTTCCATCTGGATGTAAT